AAGCGAATACATGCAAGCATGGATTAATTCCAGAAGACCCGAAGATGTTCAGGCTAGAGAAGGTTTACACAAGTCTATATTGTTAATACCAGAAGTAGAAAAGCATCTGCGTATCATTGCAGAAAAAGGTAAGCTAACCAGAGCTAATATAAATAAAGTTCGTAACATCGGTTAAGACTTTCCTTTTTCCTAAAAATTCATATAAAATACTTATAAATACATATAAGGAGTATTTATACATGAGCAACAACGGAAAACCGACTGCCCTACAAACAGACTTAGAGAACACTACTTTCGCTTTTGAAAGTTTCTTAACTCCTGAAGAGGAAAAAGTTGTAGAGACAGAACAAACAGAAGTAGATGTCATTGAGGAAGAAGAACTCCCTGAAGCAGCCGAACTTCAATTAGAAGAAGCTGAAGAAGAAGAGGACTTTGAATACGATGACGAAATTGATGACGAAGAACAATTAGAGGTTGAAGAAGAACAAGAGCAACCCGCTTTATATACCATCCGAGTTGATGGACAAGAAGTAGAGGTCACGCTTGAGGAACTCCAAAACGGATATTCACGTCAGCAAGATTACACACGCAAAACTCAAGAGCTGTCTCAACAAAGGAAAACTATTGAGCAACAGCAGAAGGAGTTAGCGGAAAGAGATGCTATTTATGCACAGCTGTTACCGAAGATGGAAGCCCAAATATCGGGCGAATTAGGCAACGAGCCAGATTGGAACCAGTTGTATGAAGATGATCCCGTAGGTTATGTTCGTGAAAAGCAACTCTGGGATGATAGAAAAGAGAAATTAGCTGCCGCTCAAGCTGAACAGCAAAGGCTTCAACAAGAAGCGTTTACTCAACAGCAACAGCAATATGCACAGATGGTGCAAGAAGGACAGCAAAGACTTTTGGAAATCGTACCAGAATGGCAAAATCCTGAGACAGCGCAACAGGAAAAGCTAGCGATTCGTGAATATGGCATTAACGTCTTGGGGTATTCACCTCAAGAGATGGATTCTGTATACGACTACCGAGCATTACTTGGTTTAAGAAATGCGTGGCTTAACAGTAAAACTGTTGAGGCCGTAAGAAAGAAACCAACGCAGAAAGCGAAAGCTCGTGTTGCAAGACCTGGTACAACGAACCGACCAAAATCAGTAGCCCCTGTCAAAAAAGCAAAACAGGTTTTAGCAAAATCTGGCAAAGTCCAAGATGCTGCTAAAGTTTTTGAACAAATATTAAAGTAATTTAAAGGAATATATTATGGCTAAAGTAACTAATGCTTTTGACACATATACGGCCACCGCTGATAGAGAAGATTTAAGTAATATCATTTACAACATCTCTCCGATGCAAACTCCGTTTATGTCCTCAATCGGAACAAGAAACGTAAAAAACGTAGTTTTTGATTGGCAAACTGAATCATTACCAACTCCTAGTGGAACTGGTCAACTTGAAGGTTTTGAACTTTCAAGAGCTGCCTCTACCGCTACTGCAAGAGTTAGTAATGTATGTCAAATCTCATACAGAGATGCAACTGTAACAGGATCGCAAGATGCTTCAGATGCAGCTGGTAAGAGATCAGAAATGGCACACCAACTAGCTATCATGGCTAAAGCACTAAAAAGAGATATGGAAGAAGCTCTATCTCAAAAAGGTGCTAAAACAACTGGTAACGCTACTACTGCAAGACAAACTGGTGGTTTCGAGTCTTGGATCACAACTAATGATTCAAGAGGAACTAATGGTGCGTCTACAGGTGGCGGAGCTGCTCCAACAGACGGTACTCAAAGAGCACTTACAGAAACACTTCTGAAAGACGTTCTTGAGTTAATGTTTGCTAGTGGTGCAGAGCCAAATCTTGCTATTTGTGGCCCTCACAACAAGCAAGTAATTTCTGGTTTCACAGGAAGATCGCAAGCTAGACAAATGGTTGATGCTAATACTGTAGAAGCTTCAGTATCTATCTATTCATCTGACTTTGGTGAACTAAAAATAGTTCCATCAAACAGATCAAGAGAAAGATCACTTCTATTAGTTGATCCTGAATTTGCTAAAGTTTCTTACCTAAGAAGCTTCGATACTATCGACATAGCAACAATAGGTGATGCTGAAACTAAGATGATCGTAGTTGAGTATGGACTAGAAGTGAGCAACGAAGCTGCTCATGGTGTAGTTGCAGACTTAAGCGTATCTTAAGAGCTTAAATGAAAGGGGCTAGAACTTTGGTTTTAGCCCCTTTTTTTTATGAATAGTGTTAAAATTTAATAGTTATGGCTAAAAGAACTTTAATTGACAGTAAGATTAACTACTCACACGAATTTGCAACCGAAGATGATAAGGTTGTTTATCACACCCAACAAAATGTTGCACCTGTAATACAGCATTGCAAAACATTAGCAGAACATAAACCAGGTAAAGATTTTCGTCATGTCGCAGAAGTGCCTATGGTAATATATCAAAAGGCTTTACGAGAAGGTTGGGCACAAGATAACAAGAAATGGAAACAATGGCTTAACAATCCAGACAACAAATTATTTAGAACATGGGGCGGTAAGGTATGACGTATGCTGAATTAAAAACAAATATAGCAAGTTATCTAAACAGATCAGACTTAACATCTGATATAGATATGTTTATTGATAACACAGAAGGCGAACTTAACCGTAGGTTACGAACTAAAGATATGATTAAGAGAGCAACTGCTACTGCTGACTCACAATATTTATCTGTACCATCTGACTGGATGGAAGCTATAAACGTAGAAATAACATCTAATAACTTTAGACCTTTATTTCAACAGTCTATTGAATCACTAGATGTTTATAGACAATCAAACAATAATGTAGCGGGACAACCAATCTATTTTGCTTTGGTTGATGATTCTATTGAACTTGCCCCTACTCCAGACACTAGTTATACATTACAATTAACATACTATGGATCGATTGATGCACTTAGCGATTCTAATACAACGAACTTTGTGTCCACAGGACACCCAGACGTTTATTTATATGGAGCTTTAAAACACGCATCAATCTTTTTAATGGAAGATGAGCGAGTGCCATTGTTTACTGCTCAGTTTGAAAAAGCATTAGAAGAAATGCGACTTGAACAAGAAAGATCTGAGTTTGGTAAAGGTTCTCTGTTACAGAGAAGAAGAACTTATGGCAAAGCTAGGAAAAACATTTATTATTGGAATAATAATTAGGAGTTATTATGGCTGGATTTAGTGATTATTTAGAAGACAAAGTATTAGACCATGTATTTGGCGGAGTGGCTTATACGCAACCAACAAAACACGTTGCTTTGTATACAGTAGCACCTACCGATACTGGTGGTGGTACTGAAGTAAGTGGTGGTGCATACGCAAGACAAACCTCTACTTTTAACGTATCTGGTACTAACCCAACAACAGCAACAAACGCTGCTGCTGTTGAATACCCTACAGCTACAGCTGACTATGGAACTGTGGTTGCGGTTGGAATTTTAGACGCATCTTCAGGCGGTAATTTACTTGCATACGCAAACTTGACTGCTTCAAAGACTGTATCTTCTGGAGACGTATTCAGATTTGACGCTGGCGACTTAGATATTACGTTAGCATAACACCATGGCCTCAATAGGCTACGGTCAATATACATACGGGAAGGCTGATTACGGTACTCCCGTTTATCACTTTGGCGCAGCTGCAATAGCAGAAACATCTTCAGTAACCGCTGTAGGTCGTTTTGTTATTACGGGTGCTGCTACACCAGCTGGCACTTCAGGATTCACCGCAACAGGTAGATTCGTCATTACAGGCGCATCTACAATTACTGCAACTTCAGGACTTACCGCAGATAGTTCACTCATACTTGATGGTGTAGCTACGATTGCTGCTACCAGTAGCATGGCTGCTATTGGTACACAAATAGACTTAGGAGCTTCCACAGTATCGGCAAGCTCTAGCATGACAGCTACAGGACATCAAATAGATCGTGGTGTGGTGTTAGGCCCAGCTATTTCCAACATGACTGCTACAGGTAGATTTACTGTATCTGGTGCTGCGACAAGTGCTGGAGTATCAGGATTTACTGCGGTTGGACATCAAATAGACAGAGGTTCTTCTGCGATAGCACAAAGCAGTAGTTTTTCTGCTATTGGTGGGCTAAAATGGTCTGAGCAAACAGTTCA